GCCCCAGCGTTAGTCCGAGCATTTCTCCTAGTATTAGCCCTTCGGTTAGTCCATCGGTATCACCATCGGGCAGCGTTAGCCCATCGGTTAGTCCATCAGTAAGTCCATCCTTATCACCCAGCGGATCGTTATCGCCATCTGGCTCAGCCTCACCCAGCGCAAGCCCATCGCCAGCGGTCATTGTGCCTGCTGAGCGCGTCTGTGCAATCGAGCGCGGTAATCGTACCTACGCTATTTGTTATGATGACCGCATTTTCCCGATTGAGAACGAGAGGCGTATCTTCACCCCGGATGGAAGTTTCAAGTATGTATTACCCTGGCTATTATTCACTTATTCAGGCTCCCCATCATTAAGCCCGTCTGGAAGCGCATCACCATCGGCTAGTGCTTCTCCATCAGCACCGCCATAGGAGTATTATCATGCCTAATATATTTACGAAAGACCCACATTCTGTACTTGATTACAAGTTTGATTGGAAGCCACTCACTAACGGATCGGGTGACACCGATTGGCTGGCAGCCGCCGAAACGATAACAACTGCCACGATCACCATCACCCCGGCAGGATTGACCAAGGATAGCCAATCCATTACGGATACCAATACGTCGGTTACGATATGGCTATCAAGCGGGACGGACAATACCGATTACACGGTTGCCTGTAAGATAGTTACCAACGGCACACGCACGGATGAGCGCACGATCACCGTTCAGGTGAGAAATAGATGAACTATGCTACGCAGAATGGAGATACATCTTGAACGCGCATTTCACCCAGCACAGAAGGAGATCAATGACTGCCCTGCCAGATTTCGTGTGGTTGATGCGGGACGCAGATTTGGCAAGACCCGCCTCGGAGTGTGGGAGTGCATTGACGTTGCCCTTCATGGTGGTAGAGCCTGGTGGATTGCTCCATCTTTTCCTATTGCGCGTGTCGGATGGCGACCGCTCCGATATATTGGAGCCAAGATACCGGGTACGCAGATACGATTAGCGGAGTTGAGTATTATCATGCCTAATGGTGGAGAAGTGAGCGTAAAATCAGCCGATAACCCGGACAGTCTGCGAGGTGAAGGATTGAACCTGGCAGTATTTGACGAACACGCCTTCACAAAACCCGATGCCTGGAGTGAGGCGGTGCGCCCAGCGTTATCTGATAAGCTGGGGCGGGCGATGTTCATATCCACCCCGCGCGGGCGTAACCACTTTTGGGAGTTATACCAGCGCGGAGTTAGAGGCGATGATGATTATCAATCATTCTACTTTCCAACCTCTGCTAACCCGCATATTGCCACGAGCGAGATCGAAGCGGCACGGCACGAGTTACCTGAGATCATATTCAGGCAGGAGTATTTAGCCGAGTTTATCGACGACCAGGGCGGGGTATTCCGTAGAGTTCAGGAAGCAGCTCGATTGCAGCCGTTGAAAATTCCACAGGAAGGGCGCAGTTACATTTGCGGGGTGGATGTAGCTAGTAGCATTGATTACACCGTAGTGAGCATCCTGGACGTTTCTAGCAAGCAGATGGTGTATATGGATAGGTTCAACCGGGTAGATTACAACGTATTGATTGATAGGCTTGAGAGCATCTATAAGTATTGGCATCTCACGGCAATGAAGATCGAAGCTAACAGCATCGGGCAGCCGGTAATAGATCAATTGGCAAAGCGCAGGATGAATATCATTGCGTTCACTACCACGAGTGCAACGAAGCAGATGATTATACAGAACTTGCAATCCGCATTCGAGAATGGTGAGATTGCAATATTAAATGACCCGGTATTATTGGGAGAGCTATTATCATTCGAGAGCAAGCGCAACGCGAGCGGGAGTTTCAGCTATTCTGCTCCTGAAGGTATGCACGATGATGCAGTTATGTCCCTGGCGATTGCATGGGATGGATTGAGTGGAGGGTTAAATGTCTATTGATGATATTATCGCATTGTTAGGATTATTGTTATTCCTTATCGGTATCTATCTGTGGATAGGATTGGCAGCAACTCTAATAGCGGCTGGAATAGTGTTAGTATATATAGGAATGCGAGTAGAAATACCGCATAAGGTGAACAAATGAGCCTAATCAAACAACTTATACCCAAAGCATTGAAATTTACTCCGGCATCAGCCGAACAGGACTGGGAACGTGTCGAATCGCTGGTACACGGTTCGTGGAAAAGTGATACCACTAACGATACCAATAGCGCCGTGTTCTCCTGCCTGATGGCAATCGCTACCGCATATCCTGAACCGCCGTTAGTGGTGTTTAAAAAGCGGGCGGATGGAGAGCGCCGTACCAATGTCGGCAGTACCGACCCGTTACAGAAGTTGCTCGATTCGCCAACGCCTGAGGGTGAATTGACGATGGAAGAAATGCTGTTCTGGACCGCATGGGCGAAGCATGTGGACGGGAATGCCTACTGGATGAAGGTACGTAGCGGGAATGCAGAGACAGGCAACGTTATCCAGTTATGGCCAATCTCACCCACATTGATAAAACCGATTAGTGAGAATGGTGATTGGATCAGCTATTACAAATACCAATATGCGCCGAGTAAATATACTCGTGTATCGGTAGCAAACATTATCCATTTTAGGCTAGGGGTAGATGAGAGCGATATGCGGATGGGATTAGCACCGCTCAAAGCATTAGTCCGTCAAATATCCACCGATAACGAGGCGGATAAGTTTGTCGAAGCGCTGCTCAAGAACTACGCCGTACCTGGATTGGTGGTCATTCCAGGGGCGGGAACGTCACTCACAGAAGATCAGGCCGATAATATCCAGGAGCGATTACGCCGCAAGTTTGGCAACGACCAGCGCGGTAATATCGCCGTGATGAGCAGAGAAAGCACCATCCAACAATTCGGTTTCTCGCCTGAGGACTTGAACTTGACGGTATTGCACCGTGTACCTGAGGAAAGGATTAGCGCCGTGCTAGGTGTGCCGGCTATCGTGGCCGGGCTAGGTGCTGGCTTGGATAGAGCCACTTACGATAATGCCCGCAGTATGGGGGAGTGGTTCACCGAGCGCAAACTGATACCGCAATGGCGTTCCGATGAGCGCAAGCTGAATATATCCCTAAAGCCCGACTTCACGCAGAACCCGAATATTGCGATTGAGTTTGATTTGACCGATGTAAGATCGCTCCAGGAAGATGAGGATGCGAAATACACCCGCTTGCAGATTGCAGTCGGCAAGCCCTGGATGACACGCAACGAAGCCCGTGATGACATTGGCATGGATGCAATCGAGGGTTGGGATGACGAAGATATTGCCAAGCCTGAACCGGTGCCAGAGGTGTTAAAGCCGTTTGCATTACCCGAAGGCGATCAGACGGTTGAGGAAGATATTGAGAGTTTGCAAAAGGATTTGCGAAAGTGGCGCATGAAAGCATTGAAATGTGTCGGGAAGGAGTGCAAATTCGAGAGCGAGTATATCCCCATTGATACCATCAATAGTATCACGAATGCACTATCGGATTGCAAAACGGCGGATGAAGTGAAAGCATTATTCGCTAAGTATGCCAAACCGATAAAACAATCAGATAAGATTACCGCATTGACCAATGAATTAAAGCGAGCCAACGACCTGATGGAGAATACGCTTGAACATACAGACGGCAAGAAATAATCTAATCCATGCGGTGCAACTGGTAGTATTAGCTACCAAGACCTATGATTATTACCTGATGACTATCCAGGGATATGTCCGTGATCTATACCGGGGTGATATAGAAGAGGGTGATTTCGTTACGGACATGGCTAATCTGATCGAGCAGCAGCTCACCCGCGCATGGCACGAGGGGATGCGCGAGAATGACTTAGAGCCTGAAGATATGGAGCCTGAATGGCAAGAGATGTTGGATAGCTTCATCCTGAATGAATATGATTATGTAGACCAATTCGCAGCCGATATTGTAGCAGCACGGGATCAGCAATTACCTTGGGAGCCGTTATTATCACGGGCTGGTATTTGGGCGAATAGGTATAACGATGTTGTAACGGCGGCGGTAGTTGCCACGGGTAATCAAAAGCTGATATGGGTGTTTGGTGATACCGACCATTGCAGCACTTGTGAGCGATTAAACGGGATCGTTG